TTTGATTTCTGGGCTGGTGCAAACTTCAAAATCAAAATTAAAAAGGTTGCTGGGTATTGGAACTATGACTCATCCGAGTTTGCTGCTCCTGCTCCACTTCTAGATGATGACGATGCAATGGAGACAGTTTGGAAACAAGAATACTCACTTGCAGAACTCGTTGCTCCAGATCAGTTTAAATCATATGAAGATCTCAAGAAGAGACTTGATTATGTTCTCGGTTTAACTGTTGCACCAAGAAGACAAGATCCAGAAGTTATTGATGAAGATAATAACTTGGAAGATCTAAGTGAAGGTCGTGCTGTTGTTGACACAACTCCATCCTCTGTGAATACAGATGAGGATGAGGAAGATGCACTCAGCTATTTTGCAAAATTAGCTGAAAATTAGAAAATACCCCGAAAAAATTTTCGGGCCATTTTTTACGCCAGAGGTCGCTCAAAGTGACCTCTTTTTTTATGTCTAAATTATGCGTGGATTTTCTGTTTTCTTGAGATTATCACTCACAAATTGTCTTGATGGTTTATATTCCATGATATCAGCAACATTTTCTAAAAAGATTCCTAAAAACTCAGACTTTAAAATATTAATATTTCTTTTATCATCATTTAACTTAGTTTCATTTTCTAAGAAGGTGAATGATGTAAGTTGACTTTCAGTTCTTAATACACCATTATCTAAGAAAGTAATAGAATAATTTTCTGGAACTGTTAATCCTTTTGGTTGAATTAATCTTCCATTTGAATCTCTTATAATTTTGGTTTCATAATGATGAATATTTGATAGTTCCTCTGAGGTGTATTTTGCATTAAGATAAGTTAAAAAATCTTGACTCCCCATTGGCCACTCATCTCTCACATGAACAATATTATTTGTGGTTAAAATTACCCAATCAAGTCCAGAGTCATTGTAAAAAGTGTCTGCTACTTGATCTGGTCTTTCATCACCAACCACCGAATATTTTGTAAATGATGTAACATCGTTGAAAATATCATCACGCATTACTGCTCTCTTAAACAGATTTTTAACAACCTGATAATCATAGACAGAGTTTCGATCATTTGCTAGTGATGGATAATCAAGATCTGGAAGTTGCCTAAAGTAACTATTTGGTGATCCTGATGGTGTTCCTGATGATGAGTATGTCATATTAGTAACCTACATTGTCTCCTTCGATTGCCGTTTGATCCCCTTCATATATTGGTCGAAGTTCAGTAAAATCGAGATCCATTTTTACTGCAACTGGTTGTGAATCACGATATGCAGACCAGTAACCATTTGGAGCATAATCAACTCTCATAGTTGTCAGTGCAAGACCGCCTGGGCTAAATCTATTTACAGTATTCAAAGTTCCATTTCCATTTCTGTAATCTAACATGAATACATCTGGATTTGTTAAAAAGGTTGTGCTTCTGAATTTAGGCGCCATTCCCAATTTTAACTCTCTGATGATACTTCGTATCATTTTACCCTCTTCCTCACTTCTAGCAATCATCACAAAACTAAATCCAAAGTCTCGAATAACAGGCCCTTGAAATAACATCTCTGCATTTGGATTTAAGACCTTACCACCCTGTCTTGCTAAGAATGTGTCAGCATCTAAATCTGATCCTGTTAAAGTTCCCGCTAATTTAGCAACTGTTCCAGTGTATAATGCAGCAGCACCCTCTGATAAAGAGTTAGATTCTCTTCTACTTGATATTGCTTCTCTTATTGCTTTTTCATCAGCATTTTGACCTTTTCCAGAAAGAGTTCCACCGAGAGTCGCGGCATTTGTAATATTAAGTGCTGTAAGTCCTGATGAGTTTAATTCACTTTTTCCCCATTCAACACCATTTACATCTGTAACCTTAGGCATAGGTAACATGATAACTGATTTTAAATCACTTCCTACAACACTGTCACCAGCAACTGTTTTTGATTCTAGTGTTGATGTTGCTGAACCACGCTCTAAAACATTAGTTCTACCCGCTGACTTACTCATATTCAAGTTAGGTCTAACGTAGTTATATCTTGATATTTTCAAATGATCTTGATTTTTATCAATATCATATGGATATTGCATTATTCTAGGGGCTGACCTAGTTTTTGGTTCTGCAAATGCGATACCTGTTGAATCATTATTACTCCTCTCCACAAAACTTTCATTAGTACGACTTTTAGTGTTTTTTATGTATTCTGCATTAAGTTCAGCAGAGGTTTTAGATGCAACAGAATCAACGTATGATTTTTTGTTAGAACTATATTTTGCGACATTATATGCAGCTACAGCGTCAGCAGATTGAGTAAAATTTGAAAACTCACTTGTGTTTGGATTAACTGGAACTCCATCCTTTGATACACCCACTATTTTACCATCAGACCTATCAAAGGTAAATGAGACCTTTGATCCATCATCTTGCAGATATTGGCGACTTTTTTTAACTTCCATTAGTTTTTGTTGTAAACTCGATCTCTTGGAACTGGAATACCTCTCATATCAATGAATCTTTCAGTCGGTAGTTGTGCTACATCCGACCATTCACTACTAGGAATACGATATGGTGTTCCTCTCACGCCAGTATAGAGATATTTATGTAGAGTTCGACGAGGAACTGCAACTGCACCTTGAGCAGAGTTATTTAGTAAGCTTATTGCTAATTCGTCTCGTTGAGTCAAACGAACATAATGAAGATTACATCCTAGAAAACCACCTGTCTGATATTCGATCACATATGTGAGTGGATACATGTCATAATATGGTTGTTTAGTCTGTGCTGAGTATGTAAAAAAATATAATTGGCCAGGTGCAAATCCAGCTGTGTCTGCAGCATCGTCATCAAAATTTGTAGATCCAAGTTCTTCAAGTAGTTGATTACGAAAGTAGTCCTCACTAACTTGACCATCAACTTTATTCAATATATTTTGTAGAATGCTCATTTGATTCCTAGTTCTTTTTCGGTCATGATTTTAAACTCTAATTTACGATCTTCACAAAATTCTCTTGCTGCTTTCCATTTCGCTTGATTCTTCACATATGTCATTGATTCATTTATCAATGTTTTTCTTGATTTACCTTTTGTTATCTTTGGTTCCAATGTTTCTCTCATTGGTTTCACTTCAATCACTGATCTGCGAATATTGTTATCTTTGTCTTTATATTTAATAAAAAAATCAGGAAAATATCTACGAACACGATT